GATTCGTAGTCAAACTTACACTTCAGTTCTTTTAAGTAGTCTGATAACTTATGCTCAAAACCACTCCTATACCCATGCTTTATTGCAATCCTGCGTACAGAATAGGGAGACACTAGAGTAGCCTTCTCCATCCTGAGAAAGGACTCCACTCGTACTCAGAACTATTATAGTTATAGCCAAGTGCTTTCATCTCTTCTCTTACTGCTTCGTCTGCTAACTTTTTAGCTTCCATTGCTTCACGTAAACCTTTAGTTTTCATTTCACGAAGAGTCTTCTTAGCTTCTGCTAGTTCTTTCTCCATAGAGTCTATGTCCTTTTGCAGGTCTTCTATTTTTTTATCTGCCATTATTTTACACTCCATATTTTATTTGCTTCTTCTTTCATACCTGACCACAACCAAGAGTCTAGGTTAGGATACATAAGAGAAGCTAACTCATGTTTATCATCACTGATAGACAAAAACTTTTGTATAGAAAGAGCTACCTTACGTAACTGTTTCTTATACAAAGTTAGATTCTTTAGTGTAAACTTTTTGTGTTCCTTTGGGGTAGCAAAGAATAAGTCTACACTACTATTAGGGTATGCCATAGAATATAAAGCCATCTGTCTTTTCTGAGCTTCAGTAGGTCTTGTTGGCATCCTTGTGGATGTTTTTAAGTCTACTATCTTATCCTTAAAACGGAAGTCTATATATCCCATTATAGGCACAGGCATATCATCAATAGGAACTTCAACTTTCTCTTGATATGCTTCAAGGTTTTCGTAGTCAAAGTTCTCATCAATGACAGAGCCAAAGCCTTTGAGTAAGTTCTTTTCTTTTGCAGTCTTTATATCTCCCAAGTCAATACCTGACTCTGCACAGAGAGACATAAACTTTACATCCAAAAGGTTGTAATCAAAGACTCCTTTTTCATACTTGTCTGCAAGTACAAACTCAGTAGCAATACCCCTTACTGCACTTGCACCACTTGAAGATTTAATCTTAAACAAGTATCGTGCTACCCATAATGACGTATCATTAATGTAAGTATTAATACTACTAGGTGACAAGTAGTTTATACCATGTGCTTTGAAGGGGTCGTTGCTTCGCACTATGCGTTTTCCACTTCAATAAAGTTATCCTCTGCGTTAACAATACTGTCAACTGCATTAGACATATCTTCATCAATGGACTTTTGAGAAGCCTGTTCATTCCACTCAGACACAATGTACTGATTATAATTCTCTACCCAAGATAGAAAATCTGCAAACATAGTTTGGTCTGAATCTGACAAAGTAACTTTCTCTGAAAGATTTAATGTGCTAGTCGGTAAATAAAACTGACTACCATTAGGTAACTTTCTAGCTTCAGTTGCTAAACTAATTGTATGTTGCACAGGAAGTGCCTTCATCTTAGCTAACTTAGTAAAGTTAGTGCCGATAGTTTTGAACGCATCTCTATTATCTATCTCCCATATAAAAGGAGTAGTCTCAAACTTAGAAGACTTACCATTAGCGTCTGTAACGTCATGTAAATCTACTAAGCCAAACACAACTCTGACACGCTTAACTTGCTTGATTAAGTCTTTAGTCTTATCAGGCAATGCATCAAAGTCCTGTATCCACCCTGCAGGTTTACCACAGTTGAACCCACCTTGATTATCTTTCAAATCTTTATTTAAGTTATCTGCCATAACTGTCTTATGATAGACACCTAAAGGTTCTCCTGCTTTCGCAGAGTTATTCTTAACAAACCTTTTATACATATATCTTTGCATGAAAGGTCTGATGGTGGCAGTCTTACCATATAGAACATCCTTCTCAGGAATATCTAATTTATAAGTACCACCCTTCACAACAACCTCATCACCATCTATGATAGGTGTGTGTTGTATTCTAAATCTAGGTAGTTGTTGAGCTTTCTTCTCAGTAGAGGAAGAAGTCTCATTGGCTATACCCATAGCCTTTGCCATAGATTCATAATTATTAGTGTCTATGGTCACTAGGTTTGCTTCTGTCATACATTTTCTCCTTTCTTATTTTAAAATGTCTCATAGTTATATCAGTTAATATCTTTAGTGTCAAGCCAATTATCTCCTATTTTTGATTCTAATAATAATGGTACATTAAAGTCTATTCCGAACTCGTTGTTTATAATACTATTTATGTCTTGATTAATAGTTTTCAAGATGAACACAACTTTATTTATTTCATCAGGGTGTACATCAATAACTATTGAATCATGTACTGTGTTTACAATACAAGACTGTAATAGTTCTAATCTATTTTCTATATGATATAGAATCAAAGGCACTATGTCTGCAGTTGCAAAGCTCTGCACAGGATAATTCTTTATCTGTGTAAAGTGTGACACAGAGCCATTCATTCTTCTCTCTACATCAGGAAAACTAAACTGTCTGCCTGATGGTGTTGTAATACTACGTTTCTCTAGAGCCTCTTTAGCCAATCTGGAATGCCAAAGTGCGATGCCTTTGTACTTTTTCGTGAAGTCTTGGTAGTATTTTGCTTCTGCTTTTGTTCTGCCAAACCCAGTCGCACCATATAACGGAGCAAAGGTATGTGCTTTAGCTTCTTGTCGAGTTGTACTCTGACCCGAAGCAGAAATAACTCTAGACGTATAAGCATGAACGTCAAAGCCTGTTTTAATCTCATTGATTGCTACCTCATCTTGTGATAAGAAGGCTGCAGTTCTAAACTCTAACTGTGCAAAGTCTGCTTCTAGAATCTTGCCATCTTTCCAACGTGAAACAAATACCTTCTTTACAGGAAACGTGCCACCTCTAGGCATATTCTGCATATTAGGGTCTGCTCCACTAAACCTGCCTGTCGCAGTTCTATGTTGTAACAATCTAACGTGAAGCATACCATCAGACTTAACGTGTGCCTTGATACCTTCAACAAAAGAAGATAGATAACTATCTAAGGCAGACAACCTCTTTAGGTCTTGAAGAAACTGACTAGCTTCTGTCATGTTGTTACGTTGTGCCATGCTTTGTAATGTATCTAAGTTACCTTTGGATACACCAAAGCCATTAGCACTTATCCATTTAGCATTGGGTGCATTAAACTTTAAACCTGCTATTAATGAAGTGGGTTTAAAGGTATAGCCGTTAGCGTTGCAATCAATACAATTATTAGTATTAGCATATGGTATCCCATTTTTTCTTACCTTTCTTATCTTGCCTGTGCTACCACAGGTCTTACACGCAACTGCTTTTGTTCTATAAACAATATCAGAATTGTGCTTAACGTTATATTTAAAATCTTCTACACTCATGTGAGGAGTAAACTCATTACCCCACATAGCTTTGTCTTTAGGCTTTCTACTATAGATAACCCAAGACATTTGTTCAGGACTATTGAGATTAATAGGAGTATCTCCCATAAGTTTTCTTACTTGCTCTGATAATCTCTGTTCTATCTCAATCTTCTCTGTCTCAAATTCTTTTCGCACAGACTCTAACACATCTTGGTTTACCTTGAAACCATTCCTATGTGTTCTAGCTAGAGTCATGGCTACTTTATTTGTAAGTATTACTGTGTCCATGAGAGATGAGTTAATTAACTGCTTGTACTGACTAGTACACAACTCTTGTGTTGCTCTCAAGTCTGCTTGTAAGTATTCTTTTAACTCATCCTTTGGTATCTCATCTACACCCATACCTTTGGCAAAGTATTCTTTTAGAGTGTCTTGCTTTTTTGTATTTAACTCATGTCTGATTGCACAGGCTTCCAATGACAAAGAATATTTATCAGGGTTACCTCTGCTCAATACATACTCTGCTAACATGGTATCAAAGATAACACCATTATATTTAAAGCCACACTCCCATAACCACATTAAATCATATGTTATATTGTGTCCTATTAATACTGTAGCCTTATCTAATATATCTTGTACACCTACGAACCCACTATCCATATCATATATAGATTCATTTCCATTGTCATCACGACAACCAACCATAACTAACTTGTTAGTAGGTTCGTATGGGTCTAAATATAATCTACCATCTCTTTTGGTTACTGTATTTTCTACATCTATTACTATCTTCATGCACTATACCTCGCTGTGTGTGGATTAATATTACAATTAATCATGCCATGCCAACCTGTAATCTTGTTCTTAACAACATTCAAGTGTCTCATATTAGATTGCTCATCTACACCCTCAACATTCGCAGGTTGACCTATGAGTATCATGAGGTCTGCTTCTGCTGCCTTACCTGTACGTGAGCCTTCCATCATAGCCTGATTAAGAACTTGTCTACCCTCTGCTTCTGCAGAGAGTTGTGACATATAGAATATAACACAATCATATTGTTTTGCAATCTGTCTTGCATATATTGCATTGGCTTTGAGTGCTTCATCAGGTCTTGCATAACCTGCCATACGTGCAAACTTATCTCCCATGTCTATTACAACAACATCAGGCTTGACACTCTTGCACATACTCTCTACCCATGCCATGTCTTCTCCTGTCACATCTTTAATCTTTAGGTTAGGTGATACAATCTTGTATCTATCCCTAGCCTGTGATGGGTTATCCTTTATCTCATACTTATCCATGTTAGATGAAGCAGTAAGATATCTGAACCCAACTCTATCATAAGATTCTTCGTTACACAAGACAACACACTTAGCACCTTGTCTTGCGAAACCATTCTCTCCTACAAGCATAGAAGCATGAAAGGATGTCTTTCCTGTATTAGGTCTAGCACCTATCTCTACAAGATAGCCACCATTGACACCCTCTACTTTCCTAGCTAACTCAGGCAGATTAAATGACCAACGTGTCTGTTGATTCTGCTTTGCTATCAAAGTATCAAATGATATATCATCCCATTCAATCTTCATCTCAGGTGTGAAGTCATCGTTATACTTCTCTAATAAATCACGTAATGGTTTCATACTTGTCTGTGTACCATTCACGAAATCAAAACCTAAGTTAGCTACATCTTCTCCTATAACTTGTTGGAACAGTTTAGATAACACATCTTGTGCCACATCTGTTCCCATAGGTGTCTGTCTTTTAATATCATTAAACAGAGCAGAGTATCCCTGCTTCTGTGCAGTTGTCATAGCAGGATTGCTAGACAAAAACAGAGCCTGTAACTCATCAGGTGTTACATCTCTATTATATTTTCTCATAGCTTTATCTATCGTGTGCTTGATAGTTCTAGCATCTTTGCTAAACAATCTATCAGGACATCTTGCACCTCTATGGTCTTCATAGAAGTCTTTATTCATTAAGCTACGTAGTAGTGATAGTTCCATGTTGGTTCTCCTTTGGGGTTAGTTTGTTTAAGTTTATAAAGTCCTCTTCTTTTCTATACTTCAAATCGTCTTTGAGTTTTAACACTCTGACATCATCTACGTATCCTCGTAACTCTTTTGCAAAGGCAAGGGTCTTGGGCATTGCATCAGGGTCTAAGGCAATTATAGCAGTTGAGAACTGTGCTAGGTATCTCTTGTGTGAATTGCTTAATGATGTTCCCAACACAGCTACCCCTACATAAACACCATCGCCTACAACAGATGCACTCACACAATCCTCAACGACTACTCCCACATTACCATGTCCGTAAGTAAAAGGCAAGTCACTTTTCCCATATCTTTTCCATTTAGGTAAACGGAAACCTACAGACCGACCAACTGCATCTACAATTAGTCCATCTTTCTTGATAGGAAATACAACTCTATTCTCTTTTACATCATAGTAAAGTGGTATTCTTTTATAATCCAACCCAAACTCTAATGCATATCTTACGACTTCAATCCTATCGTTGTGATATACTACGTGTTCAGGCATATTAAATTCTTCTGACATCTTCTTGGTTTCAAATACAGAGTTCCTAATATCATCCACAGATAGATTAACTTTCTTTGTACCTGATATTGGACAAGAAGATTTGTAGCAGTTCCAAACTAGCCTACCCATGTTGTTGGTTACAGTAAATGTTTTATAACCATTACAACTAGGACAGTTAATTCTTTTTGATTCTCCTACACTTATATGTAAATCATTTATTATATTATATATATTCATATTATATACTCTTATTGTAATTATTACGTAATGTCAAGGCATTTTCTGCACTAGCATACGTATTTTTCATGTAAGGCTTGACCGACTGTGGGTTTGCATGACCTGTAACGGACATAATCTGACCCATAGGCACACCTGCTTCTACCATTTCAGTAGTTCCTGTCCTACGCAAGTCCGATATACGTAACTCATTCGGTAATCCTGACTCTTTTATTATTCTTCTTGCTACTTTTGACAGTCTTTGCATGGCATATGGACTGTAAACACCCTTCATTGGTGTTGGATAGGGTGCAACGTAGGGTTGAAAGTCATAATCTTTTGCCTGTTCTTTAAGCATTTCTAATAAGTCAAGAGAAATAGGCAGGTGTACCACACTTCTTCTCTTTGACTGTTGCAAATTTAACACACCTTTGTCAAAATCTATGCTAGAAAACTGTAACATTCTCATATCTCCTACCCTCTGACACCATTCGTATGCCATTTGTACTATCAATCCCAAGTTTCTATACTTGAAATCGTTGTAACAGTAGTTAAGAAATATCCTAACTTGTTCTTTTGTCCAAGTAACATTCCTTATATGAGTAGTTTTTCTTTTGAAAGTAGAGAATGGATTGCTCTCTGCATATCCCATCTCCATTCCAAACGAATACATCTTACGTGCAACTGCACATACTGAGTTAGCTAAGTAAGTTCCCCTACTCAACCACACCTCGTATCCTCTTCGTGCAGTCGCACCTGTCATGTCAGACAATAAAATACTTGACATCTTTTTTCCGTCAACTTCTGTGTCCAACAGAACGTTGCAACAGTATTGATAATCATGTTTAGTTTTGTCTGCTAAGTTATTGTAATCGTTAGACAAAAGATATTTTTCATTAAGCGATTTTAAGTTCATCATTCTCCATCCATTTTGGTTTCTCTGTATACTTGTACCTCGCAAATTTAGATTTGTCAACAATATAAAATTTACGATATGCTTCCATAGGATAGAACTCATCTGTCTTGAGGTCATCAAGTCCACTGAAACATTGTGGGTGTGGTGTTCTTTTACCATCAGGTAAATATATTCTGCCTTCCCACAGAGGTGTAAAGTGTTTGATTGCACCATGTATCTTTTTATATCTTCTACTGTACTCACTTAGCATACAGTCATACAAACAAAAAGCAAAGAGATAGTTTGACCTATTCTCCATTGCCCATAGTGTGCAAGGATGCTTTTGATGTACAGGTTTGTATAAGTCATGCTCCTCTGCATAGTCAGGTGCATGATGCCATAGTGCAGTACACAACATCTGTGCTTCCTCTAGTGGCATCTTGACTACGTGTTGGTCACATAGAGATGATGCAATCTTGCTTGGTGTATCTTCTATAATAAATCTATTCATAATCCTACTCCCATAAATCCTAGTATGAATGCCATGCAACACATACCTAATATAAACCATATTAATTCATCGTTATTCATGTTCTCCCCCTTTATCGTTGTTATCTAACTCAAACCTTTTGCCATTGTAATATATAGCACGACTACGACTAGGTGTATGATACCCTTTCTGTAGAAAGAAACTAGGCTTTCTCTTCGCAGTCTCAAACGTAGCTACAGTTAACACAATAGCAGCCAATATAAATACGTGGGCAATCGCAGTTATCCCAAACATCCACATACTACCAAAGTACATGGAGAATGCAATGCACCACATCCATGCTAACACCTGCATAACCATATGCCTAGTATTTAAATCAGGTATGTGTCTTAATGGATTGTGTTTATAGTTCATGACAGAATCCCATGTATCATGTATTAATTTAATCATACATTCTCCTTTCCATAAATAACTTCTTCAAAGTGTCTGATAAGCATATCTAAACTTTCACAAGCACCTTTATATTCTGCACGAGAGTGACTGTCGTTACCCTCATAAAAATCATTTTTAATATCTGTAGCTACATTTTTAATTCTTTTTAATGTAATTACATTTTGTATATGTTTATCACTCATGATAATAACTCCTTTGCTACTTCAAATATTGCATATGTATACAATATTATTATTATTAATTTTAATGTCTTGTTGAATGAATCATCAGACATAACTTCCCAATGGGGTCTAAATTTTTTAGGCATAAACAAAATATCCTTTCTCGTAGTTAATTGATTTAATTTTTTTAGGCAATAACATTTCTCCTAGTATATGTGCAATCACATCAACTGTCCACCCATTACCAATCATCTTGTATCTTTGTGTCTTTGACACACCTTCTGTATAATTGTCAGGCAAAGTCTGTAATCTCTCACACTCTACAGGAGTTAGCTTTCTCCATGTCATACCTTGCACCACAACATTATCTTTTTGTACAGTAGTTAAACAATTAGTCTTGTCATCACTACGTACTTCTACTTGTGGTTCTAAAGGTAAATCCATTTGATAGTCTTTACGTACACCATTGGCATCTAGCCTACGATTAACAATCCTACCACCTTTAGGTGAATAGGTTGCAACCTTTGGCTCTCTGTTACCACCTTGCATAGTGAGTAACGTAGGTGCTTTACCATCCATGTGATACACTTCTTTAGTTGCTCTGTAGTTGTAGTGTGCATACTCTTCTGCTTCTCCTACAGGCATAAGTCTATCAACCAATGTCATGCCATTGTTACCTGCACCTTTATACATAGTAGCAGTCGTACAT